GGGCAACGAGCCGATTCAATGACCGGAGCAATGATGTTAATCTTGGCATTCTATTTTGCGGCGCCGCACATGGATAAAATTGTGGGAGCCGCATTGGGCAAATTTGGGGGAAAATAATGGCAGATTTAGAAATTCAATATCTGTTGGACACGGACCTAGTGCCGTATGAGAATAACTCGCGCACTCATAGCCAGCAGCAAGTAGATCAGATTAAACGCAGCATGAGAGAGTTTGGATTCACCAATCCGATATTGATAGATGAGCACAATGGTATTATAGCTGGTCATGGAAGGCTTCAGGCTGCACAAGAGCTTGACATTAAGTTAGTGCCTACTATCACGCTTAAAGGATTAACAGAAGCGCAGCGAAAAGCGTACGTTATTGCGGACAATCAATTGGCGTTAAATGCTGGATGGGATTTTGATGCGTTGAACGTTGAAATAAATAATTTGGATTTATTAAATTTTGACCTTTATATTCTTGGATTTAATGACCAAGAATTGGCAAATATTATAGATGGCCTTGAAAAAATACCTCCAGAGTTGAAAGAAGAATCTTATTCGCAAATATTTAATTTGGTAGTGAGTTGTTCAGATGAAACAGAACAAGAAAAAATATACAACGAACTGACAGCAAAGGGATACAAATGCCAAGTGCAAAGTTTGTAATAGAAACTGAAATAAACCCGTCTTTTAGAGTCGAAAAAGTAAAAGGTCAATTTGATTATTCACTTTCAGTGGTTAGAAAAGAATTTGACGTAGATATACCAATAGAAGATATTTCGTGGAATATTGGACTAATAGTCGGCGCGTCAGGATCAGGAAAAACAACAATAGCCAAAGAAGTATTCAAAGATTTTAAATTATTTGATAAATTTGAATGGAGCGCAAAAGCAGTAATAGATGATTTTGCTGAAAATTTGTCAGCTATTCAAATTACAGACGCATTAAATAAAGTTGGCTTTTCATCACCTCCCGATTGGTTAAAGCCATTTGCCGTATTATCAAACGGGCAAAAAATGCGAGCAGAGTTGGCCAGATTGATATTAGAAACAAATGAGCCAATTATTTACGATGAATTTACCTCTGTGGTTGACAGACAAGTGGCTCAGATAGGTAGTGCCGCCATACAAAAATACATCAGAAAAGAAAACAAGCAATTCATTGCGGTAAGTTGTCATTACGATATTGAAGAATGGCTTGAACCTGATTGGGTGTATGATGCAAATGAAAAACAATTCTATCGGAGGTTACTTCGGCGACCAGAAATCAAAATTGACATCAGAAAGGCGCAACAAACCGAATGGGAGTTATTTAAAGAGTTTCACTATTTAGATGCGGCTCACAACAAATCAGCTCATAAATATATAGCAGAAATCAATGGAGAGCCTGTTGCTTGGTGTAGTTTTTTGCATTTTCCGCACCCAACATTGAAAAATTGCAAAAGAGTTCACAGGATAGTTGTAAAACCAGATTATCAAGGTATAGGAGTGGGCGGCAAATTTATGTCAGAATTGGCAAAAGACTACAAAAATTCAGGAATGAGGATTAGATTGGTCACTTCTGCTCCATCATTTATTCACGGATTATCAGCTTCCAAAAATTGGATGATGGTTAGAAAACCGTCTAGATTGCAAAACACCGCAAAAACCGGAATATTGAAAGGCACTACATCAGACGCAAGGTTAACCGCATCGTTTGAATTTATTGGATAAACATAATTTTGTCGCTATATAAAAGAGATTTCAATGACTAACCCTGTGGGTAGGCCAAGAATAGAAATTGACGTTGAAGAATTGAAGCGGTTGTGCCGTTTGAATTGTACGATGGAAGAAATTGCAGCGTTTTTTGGTTGCGATAAAAAGACCATAGAACGTCGATACGCAGATGAAATTGATTTTCAGCAGGCAATTGATCAAGGCAGAGGTCTTGGCAGATTGTCGGTAAGGCGCAAACAAATGCAGATCATGGACGAACAAAACTCAGCAACGATGGCAATCTGGCTTGGCAAGCAATTGCTTGGTCAACGCGATCATCAAGACATTACAACGGACAACAAACCTATCAGCATCAACATAATCAACCCAAATGGCTGATATAGCGCCTACAAGCCCTCAATTTGAGTACATCATGAGTCAAGCTAGATACCCTGCATTGGTAGCAGGCTTCGGCGCAGGCAAGACTGAAGCGGCAATCAAACGCAGTATTATCGGCAAATTAATGAACCCTGAGTGTGATCGAGGTTTTTACGCTCCAACCTATGACCTGATTAGAATGATTGCATTCCCAAGGTTTGAGCAAGCGTTGGAGGAAATGGGCATTCCTTATCGGTTGTACAAGTCGCCACTAAACTACATTGAAATCGGCGGCAAGGGCAAAATATATTTCAGATCAATGGATGCGCCTCACAGAATTATTGGTTACGAACACGCAGATGCTGACGTTGACGAACTGGACACGATGAAGCCTGACGATGCGGCTTATGCTTGGCGACAGATTGTTGCTCGAAATCGACAAAAGAAGGCCAGCGGCAGCTCCAATTCCGTAGGCGTAACAACAACGCCAGAAGGGTTTAAGTTTGTATACGAGACATGGAAGAAAGACCCAAAGCCAGGATATCAGATCATTCAAGCGCCAACGAAAAGCAATCCACATTTGCCTGAAGGTTATATTCAATCGCTGACAGACATATATCCGTCGAACCTGCTGGCAGCATACCTTGAAGGCCAGTTTGTTAACTTGCAAAGCGGCACGGTCTATAGTTCTTATGATCGGATAGCTTGTCGCAGCTCTGAAACTGTCAACGATGGCGAGTTGCTTAATATAGGCATGGACTTTAACGTGACCAATATGAGCGCAGTTGTATATGTTTCCCGTGGAACAGTCTGGCATGCTGTCGATGAGTTCAAGGGCATCTATGACACGCCAAACATGATCAGGATTATCAAGGAAAAGTACCCAAATCATTCGATTAGAATATACCCTGACGCATCAGGCCGAAGTCGTAAATCAGTCGATGCTTCAATATCTGACATTTCCTTGCTAGAATCAGCAGGATTTGTTATATACGCCAACCGATCCAATCCACTGGTCAAAGATCGAGTTGTCGCAACTAACGTCGCATTCGAGAAAGGGCGCGTTAAAATCAACGATCAGGCATGTCCTGAATATGCGCGTTGCATGGAGCAACTGGCCTATGATGCCAATGGATCGCCAGACAAAAAAAGCAACCTTGACCACCTTCCCGATGCGGGAACCTACCCCATCGCCTATGAAATGCCCGTTGTGAAGCCGGTGGCCGATCTACGCATCAGATTTGTGAGATAACTATGCCAGTCGATACGCCATGTGCCGAATACAGCAACAACGTCAACAAATGGAAATTAGTCCGTGATTGCGATGAAGGATCGTCCGCGATCAAATCAAGAGCCAAGGGCGCTGAAGGAATGCTTGGCGGTCTTGCCGGTACAGCGTATCTGCCACCGCCAAATGCCAATGATGGGAGCGCAGATAATAAGCTCAGATATAGGGCATACGTCGAACGAGCCAGTTACGTCAATTTCACGGGTCACACTAAAGAAGGCATGCTTGGCATGGTGTTTAGGCGGCCCAGTACAATCGAGTTGGACACGAATATTGAATATATGCTGGATGATGCTAATGGCGACGGCTTGTCAATAGAACAGATGATCAAGGATGCTGCTGGCGAGACTTTGATGGTCGGACGATATGGCTTGCTGGTTGATTACCCATCAGCACCAATGGGACTCACAGACGCCGAGGTTAGGGCGTTAGAGCTTAGAGCCACAATCCTGCCCTATCCTGCCGAATCAATCATAAACTGGCGAACCGAAAATATTGGAGGCGTTAAACGGCTGTCATTGGTAGTTCTGCGCGAACCGACAATGAAGTATAGCGATGACGGTTTTGAGGCAACTGAGTGCATTTATCATCGAGTGCTGCGAATGGATGACGGTATATACGTCCAGAATTTGTACGATGAAAACAATGAGCTGATTATCTTTGGCACAAGCCAAGAATCAGATGATGATGATGAGTATGAGGGTGCTGAATACAATATTTATCCGCGCAAGATGGACGGCTCACTATGGGACGAAATCCCGTTTGTGTTCGTTGGGTCAGTCAACAACGATGAATCAGTAGACAAAGCCCCGTTGTATGATATTGCCGAGCTTAACGTAAGCCATTACCGCAATTCGGCAGACTATGAAGAGTCCAGTTTTCTCGTTGGTCAACCGACCCCAGTATTTGTTGGTTTGACTCAATCATGGGTTGAGCAAAACATGAGCGCGGGTATTTCAATGGGTTCACGGTCAGGCATCATGCTTCCAGAAGGCGGCAACGCTATGTTGCTTCAGGCTGGTGAGAATCAAATGCCACTCAAGGGCATGGAAATCAAAGAGATGCAAATGGTCAAGATTGGCGCTCGAATTATCCAAGATCAGGGCGGAAACGAGACAGCAGAAGCGGCAAAGATTAGGTTCAGCGGTCAAAACAGCAAACTAGGGTCGATCATTATCAACATCGAGGAAGGGTTTTATAAGTGCCTATATTGGGCAATGGATTTCATGGGCGGCACCGTTAAGCCAATGATTCAAATCAACAAAGAGTTCTATGACGCGACCATTGACCCGCAATTATTGATGGCGCAGATTCAACTGATGGATCGTGGCGTAATAGCCAAGGATGATGTCAGGGACTTGATGCGTAAAGCCAACCTG